ACAACCACGGGCACGGTGTCGGCTGACCTTTCTGTTTTAATGGAGTTAACAGACACATCGTTATTAAACCTTACTTCTAGATTTGCGACTAAATTAAATGCAGCGGACACGGCTTCATTATCTACTAGAATAGATGCAAAAGGTACGGGCACTGTTACAAGTGTTGGCTCAGGCTTCGGCTTGCTCGGTGGCACAATCACAACTACAGGTACTTTGCGTTTAGATACAACCACAATTTACGCAAGGTTGCAAGATTCAATCAATGTTGCCATTGGTGGCGATACCATTAAGATTTTAAAACAGGAATATCAACCAGCCTCATCAAGTGTTTTGACGTGGACAATTACGCCAAAATTTCCCATTCAATTAAAGGCGTATATTTTGGTGTTTAGAAATGGACAACTATTGAATAACGACCAATATAATTTAACTGACACAAATAAAATTACCATTGTTTCCACATCATTTAAAATAGGTGCAAATTATACCGTCGCAACCGTTAGTGGTATTGGTTCAGTCGGATCGGCTCAGGCAGGAAATCCTGTTTATCCAGAGGCAGGTATAGCCTTATCAACGGGCACAACGTGGGCCTCTTCAATTACAAATAATTCATCGAATTGGAATACAGCATTTACGGATAGGTTAAAATGGGATGGAGGTAGTACGGGTTTAGTAGCATCTACAGGAAGAACAAGTTTAGGAGGCACAACCATTGGACAATCAATGTTTACTTTAACAAATCCTTCTGCCATTACCTTTCCACAGTTTAACGCGGATAACAGTGTTTCGGCATTATCCGCAGCTTCGTTTCGGAGTGCCATTGGTGCAGGAAGTGTAACAAGTGTACTTGCTGCAACTACGGCAGGCAATCCTATATCAATTACAAATACCACCACTACGCCAACAATAGAATTATTAAGTGCTACAAGCGCAAGAAATGGGTATTTGACTTCAACGGATTGGACAACATTTAATAACAAACAAGCCGCTTTAGGATTTACGCCAGCAAATAGTACAATTACTATAGCAACAACCGCACCATTACAAGGAGGAGGCAATTTAACGGCAAATAGGACATTATCAATAACACAGGCAACAACCTCTGCAAGCGGTTTTTTAACATCAACTGATTGGAACACTTTTAATGGAAAACAAAACACATTAGTATCCGGAACAACAATTAAAACAGTAAACGGAACTACATTACTAGGTAGTGGAAATTTATCTGTAGGTACATTGGTTGCTACTGATACCGTTTCACTTTCAAATAGGATTAATTTAAAAGTAAATATATCGGATACGGCTGCAATGCTTTTGCCATATTTAAGAAAGGTTGACACGACATCAATGTTACTACCTTATTTTAGGGATAACGACACAACTTTATTAAACTTATCATCAAGATTTAACACTAAGCTAAATTTATCTGATACTTTAAATATGTTAGCTCCTTACCTCCGTAAAACTGACACGACAAATATGTTATTACCTTACTTTCGAGATGCTGATACTTCTTCTTTAAATTTAACTTCAAGATTTGCGGCAAAATTAAATTATACTGATACTTCTTTTTTGTTTACTCAATCAGATACAAATCAATTAAATTTAACAAATAGATTTTTGGCAAAACAAAACATTTTAAACGGCACGGGATTTGTTAAGGCATCGGGGACAAATATAACGTATGATAATTCAAGTTACCTTCGCATGGGCTTGGCTGATTCAAGTTATTTAAAATTGACAGGTGGAACGTTGACGGGTAATTTAGTGGTAAATGGCACAACAAGATCAATAGGCAATGTAGCTATAAATACAACAACTGCCTATAAGCCATTAGAAGTTTGGTCAAACGCAAATGATTTTGTTAGTGTTGGCGTTAAAGATTTAAATTATGGTGAATATTCTGGCATTCATTTTGGTTACGTTGAATCTAATAGTCAATATAGGAAAAGCGCAATTGTTTTTCAAAGAACAGATTATGGTATAGGTGATGCGTCTGGCAAAATACACTTTTTAAATGTACCATCTTTTTTAGCTGGGACAAATGCAAGTTTATCCTACGCACGAATGACTATAAATAGTAATGGCAATGTTGGTGTAAATGACACTTTACCATCGTCTACATTATCAGTCAACGGCACGCTCGGTGTAACAGGCGCAGCCACGTTATCAAGTACCCTTGCTGTCACAGGAGATATAACCGAAAATGGTAACAATGTTCTTACAAACCTTGACACTGTTAGCCTAAGTAATCGAATTAACGGGAAAGTAGGTTTAACTGGAAATGAAAGTATATCTGGAACTAAAACATTTAATAACCTTGTTAATTTGTCTTCTAATTTAATATTAAGCGGTTCTTATTCAAGTACAAACAAAATACTTGGTAAAAATTCAAGTGATGGAGTTGGTAATATTACGGTAGGTAATGGATTAAAATTATTAAGTGATACTCTTACTGTTAATGAAAGATTTTACTTTGATTTGGGAACTGTAGCAGGACAAGCTGACAATGTAACAGGAACTTATAATTTTTCTTATAGTGGTAATGCTCTTATTGTACCATCTTCTTTAAATGGATATTGTATAGATACAGTAAATATAAGAGCAATAAGTTGCACTGATTGTCCACCAGCAGCTGGGGAAAAAGATTATTATATGGGAGTTTATAAAGTAAGTGCAGGAAATCCTGTTACGTCTACAGGGGCAACGATGCAAGGTTCACAAATAGTTTGCAATGAATATGATTTAAAAGAAGAAAATGTAAATCATGTTTTAACTACTGGTGATGTATGGTGGGTTTATTTAAACGGTAGTTATTTTTCTGACATGAATATCATAAAAGCCTCATTTATTGTAAAAAAAACGTGCAATTAAAAACATAAACATGAAACAACTCCTTTCCCTTTTCCTATTCCTTTTGCCTTGCCTTGCCTTGGCACAATATCCAACCAATGGCAATCAAAAAATAACGCTCGGAGAACAAACAAGTGCCGACGGGCTTATATATCGGGGCGTACTTGCGGACACGGGTATCATTACCCCGTCAAGTGATACTAGCGCGTACATTATTCTTGATACGGTAAATCATAGATTTTACAATTACAACCGTGCTACCAATGTTTGGAGCGTTACTACTATTGGTTCTATTTCATCAGGATTAACGGGTGTTTTACCTGTTGCAAATGGTGGGACAAATAGAACAACCATGCCAGCTGGTTATATTTTACATGGAGATGGTAGTGCAATTGATACGGCTATTGGTTTATTTTGGGATAGAACTAATTCTGAATTAGGAATTGGAACAAATAATCCTATTAGTCAATTAAACGTTTATGATGAAACAAAAGATGCTACTATTATAATTTCTGGTACTTCTGCTTTTAATCAAAATTTTTATTTTTTTGATTCAAGACAAGGAATCACTAAAGTTGCAGGCGCAAGTCAATTAGATTTTAAAAGTATAGATAGATTTGTATATAAAATAGGTGCAACCGCTGGCTCACAAACAGAAGAATATAGATTTAATACAGTTGGCATTGGTATAAAATTAGGAGGTTTAAATCCTACAGCACGTTTACATATTGCCGCAGGCACCGCCACCGCGTCAACCGCACCTTTGAAATTTACAAGTCAAGGTGCAAGCTTACTTAATCCTGTTGAAGGTGGAGCCGTGGAGTTTAATGGTACAAATTTATTATTTACCCCATCCACAACAAGGCACACGGTTAACCACGGCTTAACAGGCTCGGCAACGCTTAACTTTCCTTCAACCACAACTTTATTATCAGCTGATTTAACAATTACTGTAACAGGGGCAGCAGACGGTGACGTTGTTTCTTTAGGCGTGCCAAATGCTGCCGTTAATGCAAATACAAGTTATTCGGCGTGGGTTTCGGCTACCAACACTGTAACGGTAAGATTTAATAATTATTCATCGGGAACAGTTGACCCAGCCTCAGCATTATTTAAAGTATTCGTAACAAAATAAAAAATACACATGAAAAGGATTTTAATTTTATTGGCTTTTTGTACAAGCGTTTTAAATGCTCAATCACCTATTTTTGATACGGCTTACGTTATTTCAAAGAATAGCAAGTTTTACCTTTTAAACAGGATTGAATACGATGATGATTCGTACTACGAAAAAGTTGCCATCATTGGAGATACGGCTCAATTTTATTTATCTGCTTTGCAAAAATTTGAAAGCACGGCAAATAGCTATGCTAACTTTGTAAATGGTTCGTATTTTTATTCAAAAGAAATAACAGGTGCTTTGCGTGAAAATGCTGGTATTACGCAAATTACAGGAAAAAGCCCTATTGATTCTTTAGGCTTGCAAACCTTTGAACATTTAGACGATGAAAACTTTAGATGGGTAATTAACACAGGTACGGGAGCGATACCGATAACTTGGAACAAAGCGGCTAATGGCTCTTTGCGTTACACGGTGCAAGGTACAACCGCAAGAGTGTTATATGGTTTTGGTAAGTCATTGATACGTTTAAATGGATTTCCAACTACGGGAAATTTCTTAGATTTGTATTGGGACGAAGGCAGAAAATTATACGTTTCACAGGATGGAAAAAGCATTGTTAGGCGTTTAGTTTTAAACCGATGAAAGCAATAATCTATAACCTTTTAAAAGTCGGCTACGACGGTGTTTTGTTCTCCATTTGTTGTGGAGTGCTATTTTCGTTTTTCCTTCCCATTAAGCATTTTTTGATTTTTACAATTTTTGTTGTTTTTGCGGATACGGTCACTGGAATCCTTGCGGCAAAGAAACGAAAAGAGCCGATAACAAGTAAAGGGCTTTATCGGACATCGCAAAAGATACTAACCTATTTTTGTGGCATCATGATTTTTCACGGTGCAAGTATTACTTTCGGGCTGCCTTCGCAGATCGTTTACAGTGTTAGTTTTTTAATAGCATTCACGGAGCTTTACAGTATTTCGGAGAACATAAAATCAATTACGGGCGTTAATTTGGCAACAACCATTCTTAAATTCTTTAAAAAATAATAATATGCAGACTAATTTAAAACAGGCTTTAAAAAATGCCGACACAATTAAAAGTCCTTTAGGTGACGTGGCTTGTTATAGTTTCAATTTTGCGGAATTGACACAAGATATTTCAGTGCATTTAGAAAACAACAAAATTAAATTCACATGGCGTGAATATGTCCAGTTGGCTCAAATCATTTGGGATAAAATCAAAGAGACAAGCAAAGAATGTGCAGGAAAGGAAATAGAAGTGAAAGTTCCAGCTAAATTTGGACTTATTTCAGCAGCTTTTGCACTCATCGGATTTAAATTATAGGCGCAGACAGATTCGCTACCTTATGCGGCTTCAGGGAGGTATATTGATTTATGCCTCCCTTTAAAATTGTAAATTATGAATAAAAATGAATTTTGTATTTTTCTCGATGCTGGTCATGGCGGTATTAATCCTAAGGTAAAATTACCAAATGGTTATACAACCTATCCTGCTAAATGTGCGCAACACAATAATGGCAGCTTTCATTCCTATGGATGGTTTTTTGAAGGCGTGTTTAACCGTGCCGTTGTGCAATATATTGAACAATATTTAAATGATTGGGGCTTTATAACAATGAAGGTTTACGATGAAATATTAGACACATCATTAACCAAAAGGGTAAATAAGGCGAACTTTGCGGCTAAAAATTATAAAGCATCATTGTATTTAAGTATTCACGGGAATGCAGCCGAAAACAAAAGTGCTAGAGGATGGGAAGTTTTTACTTCTCCAGGACAAACCAAATCGGATATTTACGCAGAACTTTTATTTAAGGAGGTAAAATCAAAATTTCCTAATTGGATTTTTAGAGCTGATTTAACCGATGGCGATCACGATAAAGAAGCTAGATTTCATGTTTTAACCCAAACCAATATGCCTGCGGTTTTGTCGGAAAACGGTTTCTTTACCAATTACCATGATGCAAAATTAATGTTTGATACAGACTTTCAAAAAAATATAGCTTTATGCCACGCTAGGGCTGTTGGTGATTATATAGAAAAAATAGGTATAATTTTATAAAATGGAAAGGGCTAGACATTTGCCTAACCCTCTTATTACCACTAATTAACAAAATGTAATCAACCTAACTTATATATTTCTTTAATAAAGTTAACGCTAAATCTCTAACATTATCTCCATTTGATTCTTTATAAATTTTGTACGCTATCGTAATCATTCGTCCTGATTCCATCATGTCCATTGGTGCCCTTTCATCTTTCATTAAAGGCTCCATGTAAAATTTAAGTA